AAATACTATATCTAGATTGTAAGACGAATATCCAATGCTGTAATCAGCTTTGCCAGCTTTTCTGTATTTAATTTCGTAATATGGTTTTTCTTGGCTTCCGTGAACTACAATTTCTGCTTCGACTACGTGTTCCTTGTATGCCGCTTCTTCAAAAGGAATTATTGTAGCTGTTTTTGCTTTCTCCATCTCGTTTACTCCTTTCTTTACTTTACAAATAAACTGGTTATTATTTCTTGTGTATAATGGTTTTTTGTCAAGTATCTCTTATTTCTCATGTTATTTTGTAAAATTATATGTGCTCATGCGGTCTGATTGGTTCCCAGTGCTTTTCAGCATCTTGTTCGATTAACCTATTGTACCGCTCCACGAACTCTTCTTCGCCTATTTCACATTTCATGAACTTCTCTGATAAATTCATATATGTATCCGGTTTGATTGCGTCTATCCGCTCTTTAAATTCGTGTACATCCACCTTCCCGGTAATGAGCATATCTTGCAGTATTCTGGATTCATGGTTCATAGGTCACTCACTACCTTTCTGCTCCCTTCATGAAATCATCTAGCACTTTATTCTTCCAGGTCATGACTTCTGTATCTTTTGGTTTATATGGTTCTGGTATAGGCATCCATGCAATCACGAAGACATCATATTCTGTGTAGCTTGCATTACCGAACGGTGGGTAAAATGCTCCTCCTTCCGTATCCTCACGATATGTTGCAATCATCGTATCTGGTCTATTTTGGGCAGAAATAAGTACTACTTGTTCATGATTTGGAAATTTTACTTCAATAGGAATCCAGCATGGTTTTCCGGTATCATGAAATATATCCTCGCTAACTTCTAATGCATTGGCAATTCTTTTTATCTGACTCGGTTTAGGCTTTCTCTTATTTATGATATATTGATTTATATTTTGCGGAGTTGTCTCTATTCTTCTTGCAAGTTCTTTTTGAGTTATACCTTTGACCTTTAATACTTCTCGTAATTTTTCTCCGAAATCCATGCTAATCCTCCAAATAGTTTTTTCCAAAGAGTTTCATAAACTCTTCTCTTGTATGATTCTGCTCAAAAGCTCTCTGTCCATCCTGACGAAGTTCTCTCATTAATCCTGCGTTGTTGTGTACTGCTTCCTTACCGTTTATGTGATGGTCTAAACATAAATAGACTTTTAATCCTTCTGCTTCCGATTTGTCTCTATTTGAACCCCCGAAGACGTGATGCTCATGTACTGCCGGTTTCTGTTCATACCAGGGTTTCATTTTCATGCATAAATAACAGGGGCTTCCTTTCTTCTGGAGTATACTTGGTTTATGTTTCTTTCGTCTTTTCAATACTTTCTCCTTTCTCCTCCGGATTTATTCCGGAGGAATATCAATGGCATATAGTTCCCATGGAACCGTTGATAAGTTTCGTGTAATATGTAAACCCTTAGAGGGTGTCCAGCTATTTTTCCATTTCCTCACTCAGCCAGTTTTCTACGTCTGTGATGCTGTTAAAGGTTAGATGGTGGCTCTTGTATCCCAAGTGTAATAATTCGGCTACTTCTGAGATAGACATGGATTTCATTTTATCCCAGCGAACGATTAGCTCTTTATCCTCTTTTAAAACCTCTTCTTTGCTTGGGATTAATGCGGGTTTTGACGGTTTTTGCGCCGACGCAATCATTTCCTTTTCCTGCTCCTTCTCTCCCTCTGGTTTCTCTGGGTATCCCACGTTCTTTTCTGTGATGGGTTCAGGGATATCGTTATTGGTTTCATGTTCTGTTTCACTCTGCTGAGGCTTCGGTATGTTCTCGTTCTCTTCTGTCTTTCCGACATTTCCTCCATTCTCAATACTATTTCGTTCATTATCTGCTCTACTTCTGATGCTGTCTTGTTTATTGTCTTTGCTATCTCCCTTAAATCCATCTGTGTTTTCCTCCCGTGTTGCATCATCTGGTTCATATTTTTCTAGGACCTTAGCCGTTATCTTTGTAAACTCTTCCCAGGATATTTCTTTTGCTACCCCGGAGTATTTTTTGATATTTATCTTGTTCTCATGAAATAGGATAAACCAGATGCCCTTCCGGAAAGACCGGCTTCCACTTGGAGCAATTAATTCGCGTAAGGCTTTGGGATCGTCTTTTACCGTTACCGCTTTTCTTACAAGTTCTTGTGACACATAGAAGTCTCTGATAAGTTGCTCTATGTCGTCATCCGCTCCCTGTTCCGGATCTGACTTGTTAAAACGGTTTAATTCTCTAATGTCCTCTCGGCTCGTCTGCGGAGTGACCATGTTTAAGTCGGCATCAGGAAGAGCTAACATGGCTGCAAGCTTACTTTGGCCATATTCTAAAAATTCCGGCCGGAGTTCTTCAGAATTGCCGCCTATGGAATATTTTTTGTTTATCTGAATGAATCTTGTTGTATCTGATGGAGATAAGCCGCATTCTGCTTTAGCAAATTCTGCGATGCTTTTATAGCCATCTTGCTTGTATAATTCGTTATCATCTATTTTGCGCAAGAGGTAGCCGATACGGACAAAATCTTTCTTCAATCCGTTTAGCTTGTCCTTTGCGGACGAGATGTTCTCTTTTAATTTCTGTTTGATATCTAGCCACTCTGCGAGTGTCATTTGTTTATATTCCATGTTGCCTCCTATACTGCCGCTGCCAGTGCCTGCTGATCTATTCTTGTTTTAAGTTTCTTTGTATATTGCCTCAATAGTTCTGCGATAATTGTCGCATCTGGTTTCTTGTCGTATGCTCCGTACCACTGAACAACATGTTCGTCTTTAATCTCTATCGTGATATATGGTTCTTCCGGCTTCGTCCGTCTGCGAAGAAATAAGATATAGCTTACTCCTCTATTGTGTTTATCCAAATAGTTGTCACTGCCTACACAGTGATGAAGGATACGGCCTTCTCTCATAATCTCTACTGCACTTCTGGCCGGTCTGATAAGATAGTCTTCTGTCTGGCACGAATATCGATAACATAATTTTCTGTAGTTCTTTTCAATGTCTGGATATCTTAAAAGAATTTCTGCTTTTCGTTTTTCAATCTTATCTTTATTGATTTCTTCGAGTAGTGCATCATGTGCTACATCTAAACTTCGTGGGAAAAGATAAACCGAATTATGTAAATCGTATCCTTGCTCTTTACGCATTTTTATGTAATCAATGTATTTTCTTGCGACTACTTCAAGGTGTAATTCCTGTGTAGTACAATCGCTTTCTACTGCTTTGCAACCAGCATAGCGTTCTATATTGTTGATCAGGCGGTCAAGACCCGTATAGTTAAAAATGTCTGCATTTAAATATTGCTCTAACTGACAAACTTTAACTGCTTCCACCTGCCGTTCCGTAAATCTTTTATCAAGCCTCTTTTCTTTCTGATACACTTTTAGGTATTGTATGTCGCCTTCCTTCCTTTTCAGGCTTTTTACCCTCTCTGGATAAATCCCAAAGAAATCCGCTGGCTTCTTTGCTGTTTTATCAGCAATTATTCCGCATTCTCCCAATACCATGTTTCTAACAATTTTATAAAGCCCCATTTTTAAGAGTACTTCCATTTGTGGATACTCTTTGTATCTTTCCATATATTGGAACAGATTAAATGAGCTGTACCTTTTTGAAAATTCTTTTGCTTCCGAATATTGTAGGATCGTGCCTTTTAGATTTTTATAACTTTCAGGGTGAATAGCACCGTCAAAAATTTCTATACCGTCATAACCCTGTAGATTACAATCAATCCATTTATTTTTCCCTTCCCATCCATCGTATACATGAAAATCTCTTTGCGGCTTTTTGTCTTCTTCAAAAAATTCTCTTGAAATTTCTGTAATAGCTATCTCTTCTCTCGCTTCTTCGTATTGTTCATTCACAATCAAATTAAATCCCTTTTCAGCTAGATAATATCTTAATACCACTCCTGTTTTCTTATATTTCTGGGCTATAAAAAAATATTTCTTCAATCGTTCTGGAGTGCCTATACTGATCTTTCGTCCTTTTGCCCGGTATATTCCAACTGCATGACATAATTGGCAGGTTCCCTGTTTTCCCTCTTTCGGAGTAGGGATGACTGGTTCAAACTGTGCCTCAAAACCCTCTCCTGGCTGTGTTGCTCTTGTGTAGTCCTTTTTACAGGCAGTGCAGTACACATCTGCATAGCGGCCATGACGTTTATAGTACAGACGGTGTGCGCGATAAAATAATCTGTCATCTGCCCATTCTTTTAAACTTACCGGTTCTTGCGGAAGATTCGCAATCCGCTCATCCAGACGTTTCTGCCTTGTCTCTCTTTGCCGCTCTCTCCGTTCATTTTTTATTTTATGTATCAGATACCTTAAATCACTCGTCCATAAATTATTCTTTCTTTCGCCCTGACCTCTTTCTTTCGTAAAGTCCCATGTCTCGTCCATCGCTTTTTCTGATATATATACTTTCCTTTGCTCGATGTAAGTTTCTTCAATACCGCACGCTCTCCAATGATCATTCGGTGGAAAATAAAAACCCCAGTCATGCTTTGTGAAAACCATCCTGATATACGGTACCGAAAGAGAGCCTTTTTTATTTTCGTATATCTCTACAAAAAGATGCGAAATCCCGCATATTTCCCGTGTAAATACCACTGCCACATGGGTATATTTTTTAGATGCTTTTTCTGCTGTCTGGTAGGGTATCTTCTCTATCGCTTTCTTTTTCATCTCTTCCCGCCTCCCAAGTAGTAATTTCTGATGATTTCTTTTGCTTTACCCATTGCAGGGATACCAAGTGTCACCCTTCCTGCTGTCACTCCTGCTGCTTTTAATATTTCCTTATCTACCGGAACTTGATTCTTAAAAGACCATTTAAGCAATGCAGCTATGCAGCCTTTTAAGCTCTTGTCCTTTTTCCTCACTTGGTGGGCAAGTAAATCATTGTCCGAGATCTGGACACGAAGATATTCCACCCAGTCTTCCATGATCCCTTTTAGCTTAAGTTCAGCCACTTCGACATCGATCTTCCCGTATGCTGCCGTTTCGACATCGCACAGCTCCATGATGTCGCCCGACAGATAGAGTTCTACAAAGTCTTCCGGAATTCCGTTTTCTTTTGCCATTTCTTTTAAACTCCTTATGTCTCCCTCATTAAACAGATTTTCTGCGAGGGTATTGATTTCTTTGTAGCTGCTCATTTCCCCAAATTTATCAAACATCTTTCTTCATCCTTTCTATCATCCATTTTGTGTAGGTATGTTTGCCCGGCTCGGACAGGAGCAAATGATTTTGCGCAATATCGTGAAGTTCCCTCCATTGATCAGCGTTGCTCACCGGTTCCCCTTTTGATGTGAGATAGCCGTTCTCTGCCCAGTTATCCACATTGTTTTCCAGCATGGACAAAATATACACATCCTCTGTGTGGATATGTACTTCACTTGGTTTTGTGAGTCTTTTCATTGCTTCGATAAGCGCACGAAGGACTATGCTGTGATACGTTCCTGCCGCTTCTCCGAACTTTTCCTTTGTCCATGGTGTCCCTCTCAAATTACATTCCAGTACATATCCGTACTTTCTTGTACATGACTTCG